GGCGCGGAATATTACTTCAGACACGGCGAGAAAAGCGACCGATACGAGTGGGAGATGCTCGACATCAAACGCTTTTTGCGAGAATGGGGCAAACACGAAATCTTGAAACGGTTAGAAGCAGAAAGGAGCATAATTTATGACGAAATACGGAAACAAAAAAACCGTCCTTGACGGGATGACCTTCGACTGGGCTTTTGACTTCAACGGCGAGGCAACGGACTTTATTTGCGAGGCGCCCGCGCCCTGCGGTAATAATGGGGCGGGAATACTCTACGACGCCGCAAAAGCAAAACGCCCGAATAAATGCAAACACTTTGACTTCAACCCTTTAGACGTGTTTTACACCACCTACGGCGAACGGGAATATAAGCCGAGGACGGAATATAAGCCGAGGACGCCGAGTGAAAAGCCCGAGGGCGAGCAAATGAAAATGGAGGGCTTGAAATGAATATTTATTGGGTGACAACGTGCGGTGAGCCTTTCGGCTTATATATAACCGCTGAAACGCGGGGACGCGCAAAAGAAATCGGTCGACAAGAAATGAGCGGAGTATATCAAGAAGAAAGCTATACCGATATGCGAGCGCGACTATGTGCGAAAGACATAACCGAGGAAACCGACGAGCGCGTTATTTACAACGGCATTGAAGACGAAGAAATACTCAAAGCTCACGGCTTGCGGTATGCTACCGAAGAAGAAATCGAAGCGGCGGGCTATTGACGCGCAGAAAGGAACAGAAATGACCGAAACAGAAAAAAACGACCGCGTAAGCAGATTTGCGATGATAACCGCAACAATATGCCTTATGATCATAACCGTCATCGGTGCCGTTTGCATAGTGATTGCAACGGTGCATGAACTGCAAGACACACCGACCGCAAGCGTTATCGAGGAGGTAAACAAATGACCGAACTACTCAAGACCATTGGGGAAAAGAAAGAAATCATCATGAAGGAACATCTCCGTAAGTGGCGCGACATGGAGTACAAGCTCAATACCGCGGGCGAGACGCTCGAGATGCTTGACGAGTTTATGACCTCTTACCCCGCGACCCTCAGCTCAACGCCCGTGCAGGGCGGAGCATCCAAACGGGAGGACCGTCTCATCAACGCCATAGACGAAAAGACGCTCATCGAGGAAGGCGTGAAGGCGGCGCGGGAATACTTCGCCGAACTGCTCCCCGCGTGGCGAAGATTGACAGATACCGAAAGGTATATGCTCGAGGTCTGCTTCATCGACGACGACCATCGCGGCATACAGAACATAATGAGCCGCTATCACGTCGAAAAAAGCGAAGCGTACAAACGCTCAAAGGCGGCACTCAACCGCTTGGCGTCTATTTGTATTTTTTGAAACTGCGGAAAAATTGCGGAAAAAATGTTTGGAAACTCGCGCCCTTTCGTGATACAATAACAGACGCAAATGAAAAAGCGACCACCGACGACCTCCTCGGAGGTCGTTTTTTCGTGGGAGGGAGAAATGTATCATCCCTTCGGGGACTATCGCAGGTGGGGGCGACGATACATTAAAAGGAGCAAAATATGAAGGTAATCACCTATCAGGGCGACCAAGAGTGGTCTGTCGCAAAGATAATACCGCTTGCCGACTTTCACATAGGCGACCGAAATTGCGATATGCAACTTATAAAGCGGCTCCTCGACGAGGTCAAAGAAACGCCGAATATGCTATGCACCTTATCAGGCGACCTTATCGACGCGGCGGTCAAACAGTCCGTCGGCGACACATACGGCGCGACGCTCTCACCGATGGAGCAACTCAAACGATGCACGGAACTATTCGCGGACATCGCGGACAAGGTCATCTGCATCCACGGAGGCAACCACGAGTCGCGGGTGTATAAGCAAGACGGCATTGATCTTACAGAAATGATGGCAATACAACTCGGCATCGAAGAAAGATACTCGCCTACGACGGCGTTTGTCTTTTTGGAGTTCGGACACCGACATCACGGTACGTTTTCACGCTACTCGATTTACTCGACGCACGGAACACGAGGCGGTCGCAAAGAAGGCGCAAAGGCGATACAACTTGCAGACCTCGCGTCCATCGTGGACGCCGACGTCTATATATGCGCTCACACTCATCTACCGATGAGCTTCAAAGAAGCGTTTTATCGGGTTGATCCGACGCATCGCACGGTAAAGAAAACGACAAAGCTGTTTGTGAATACCGCCGCGGCACTCGACTATGGCGGGTACGGAGATAAAAGCGGCTTCAAACCGTCGGCGTTAGAATATCCGATAATCGAGTTATGTGACAAAAACGACCCGAAGATGCGGTGTATACTATGAATCCGTTTTATTCAACGCAAGCGTGGAAGCAAATACGCGAGGCGTACAAAAAGAAGGCGGGCGGCTTATGCGAAAGGTGCTACGAGAAAGGCATCATAAAGGCGGGCGTGATAGTACATCACAAAGTCCACCTAAACGACGATAACATAAGCGACCCAAGTATATCGCTTTCCTTTGACAACTTGGAGTTATTGTGCCGAGACTGTCATGGAGAGGAACACACGGGAGAGAAAAAGCCTTATAAACTCGACGAACTCGGTCGGGTTGACCTCCCCCCTATCGAAGACAAAAGGTGCCTTTAAGGGCACCGGTTGTTGGGAAGTTCAAAAAGACCGATTAAGCATTTTTTAGGAGGTGTTAGCCCGATTATGCCTATAATAACAAAAGATACTAAAATTACGCGGGAATTAAACACACTTACCGCGATTTTTGATAAACTGCCCGAAAACAAAAAAGCCGTCGTTATGCCGTTAATACAGAACGCCGCCTTTATGAAGGTGACCCTTGAAGACCTCCAAAAGCGCATCAACGAAGAAGGTGCAACCGACGCGTATCAAAACGGTGAAAACCAACACGGCTATAAACCGTCCGCAACTTTAACCGCATATAATCAACTCATAAAAAACTATAACACCGTCATAAACACGCTGATAAAGCATCTTCCCGAAGACATTAGCATCGGTCTTTTGGAACAGATGAAGGAGCGGCTCGGTGACTAATTACATCCTTGAGTATTATCAGGCGATAAAAGACGGCACGGTCACAGTCGGCACATATATCAAACAATGGTACGCCTATCTTCTAAAGGGCTTGGAAGACAAGGCGTTTTTTTATGCCCCGAAGAAAGCGGCGGCGGCGATACTCTTTATAGAAAACTATTGCCGACACTCCGAAGGCATCCTCGGCGGGCAGAAGGTCAAACTCGAACTGTGGCAGAAAGCACTCGTCTCTGTCATCTTTGGAATAGTCGATAACGATAACCGCCGCCAATTTAGGGAGGTCGTCATCGTCATAGGACGAAAGAACGGCAAAACATTACTTGCCGCGGCTATCTCCGCATATTGCGCTTTCCTTGACGGAGAATACGGCGGGCGTATTTACTTTGCCGCACCCAAGCTCGAACAGGCGTCTTTATGTTTTAACGCCTTTCAACAGATAGTGCAGACCGAACCCGCGCTGAACGTTTTAGCGCAGAAGCGGCGCACGGACATCTACATAGCCGAAAGCAACTCAACCATAAAACCGCTCGCCTTTTCGGCAAAGAAAAGCGACGGTCTCAATATCTCTTTATGTGTCGCCGATGAAATCTCCTCGTGGCAGGGCGACGGCGGTATGAAGTTCTATGAAGTCATAAGGTCGTCTTTCGGGTCGCGCTTACAACCCCTTCTTCTTTGCATAACGACGGCGGGATATGTCACCGATGGCGTATATGACGAACTGATGAAACGAGCGACGCGACTACTAAAGGGCGACAGTTCGGAAAAGCGGCTCGCGCCGTTTCTTTATATCATCGACGATCCGAAAAAGTGGAACGACATCAACGAACTGCAAAAGAGCAACCCAAATCTTGGCGTCTCGGTCTCCGTTGACTATATGCTCGAGGAAATCACCATCGCAGAAGGAAGCATCCCGAAACGACACGAGTTTCTTTGCAAATACTGCAACGTCAGGCAGACCTCGTCTTTCGCGTGGCTCTCCGCGACCGACGTCGCGGGTATGTGCGGCGTACCTTTAGACCTCAACGACTTTCGCGATAGTTATTGCGTTTGCGGCATAGACCTTTCGAGAACTACCGACCTTACGGCGATAACGGCGGTCATTGAAAAAAACGGCGTCCTCTATGTTTTCGCGCACTTTTTTATGCCCGCCGAAAAGCTCGAAGAAGCAACCGCCCGCGACGGCATCCCTTATCAAATATACGTCGAGCGGGGCTTCCTGTCGCTTTCGGGTGATAACTTCGTAGATTATCAAGACTGCTTCACATGGTACAGAAAGCTCATAGAGGAATACCAAATCTACCCGCTCCAAACGGGGTACGACCGCTACTCGTCGCAATATCTCATACAAGACATAAAAAGCTACGGCGGATTATGTGACGATGTCTATCAGGGCTATAATTTAACTCCCGTCGTGCGCGAAATGGAAGGTCTTATCAAAGACCGCAAGATAAACATAGGCGACAACGACCTCCTAAAGATACACCTTCTGTCTTCTGCTCTCAAATATGAAGCGGGGACGGAGCGGGTGAAACTTATAAAAATCAAAGCGACAGAGCATATCGACGGCACGGCGGCTTTGCTTGATGCGTTATGCGTCCGTCAAAAATGGTACGGCGAACTCGGGTCGCGGTTAAGAAACGAGGAATAATATGGGACTTTTTGAACGCCTGTTCCCGAAGAAACAGGCAGAACTCTCACGCGCAGAAAGCACCTTCAAGATGCTGACGGGTTATTCGCCCGTCTTTCACGATTGGCGCGGAAGCATCTACGAAAGCGCACTTGTCCGCTCGGCAATCGACTCGTTGGCGAGAAACATCTCAAAACTGAATATCGACATAGTCGGAAGCGCGAAGCCCGCGCTCCTGACGAAACTAAAGAACGCACCGAACGCCTTTCAAACTTGGTCGCAGTTTATGTACCGCTTGGCGACCATCTTCTATATTCACAATACGGCGTTTATCGTTCCCGTTTTCGACGTCTATGGAGATATAACGGGCTACTTTCCCGTACTTCCCGAAAAGTGCGAAATAGTCGAAAGCAAAGGCGTTCTTTATTTGCGCTACACCTTCTACGACAGACAGACCGCCGCGATCGAGTTAAGTCAATGTATCTGCATGACGCGCTTTCAATACAAGTCGGACTTCTTCGGCGAAAACAACAACGCGCTGACGCCGACAATGGAGATATTGAAGACGCAAGAAGAAGGCATAAAAGAAGGCATCAAATCAGCGGCAAGCTTCAGGTTCATGGCGCGACTTACCAACTTTTCAAAAACAAATGACCTGAAAAACGAACGAGACCGCTTTGTCGCCGCTAACTTTGCGGAAGAAGCGGGTGAGGTTCTGCTCTTTCCGAACACCTACGCCGACATAAAGCAGATAGACAGCAAGCCGTTTTTGATAGACGCCGAGCAGATGAACCTCATCAGCAAAAACGTTTATCAATACTTTGGCGTCAACGAAGACGTCATCATGAATAAAGCATACGGCGACGCGTGGTCGGCTTTTTACGAAGGAGCCATCGAACCCTTTGCGATACAGTTCTCGGAAGCGATGACAAACACCGTCTTCACGCAGAAAGAAAAAGCGCAGGGATCGTACATTATGGCGACGGCGAATCGATTGCAGTATATGTCGAACAACGACAAGCTCAACGTCTCGGCGCAGATGGCAGACCGCGGACTGATGACCCGAAACGAAATCAGGCAGATATGGAACTTGCCGCCGCTTCCCGACGACGTCGGGAACACTTTACCCATCAGGGCAGAATATATCAACCTACAAGGAGAGACAAACAATGATAACGAAGGATAGAGAATACCGCTCGTTTGAGATGAAAGCCGCCGACGAAAGCGAATACACCGTCGAGGGCTACGCTGCCGTCGTAAATACGCCGACCGTGCTTTTTACCGATGGCGACAAAGAGTATAAAGAGCAGATCGCACCCGACGCTTTCCGTGAAGCCGATATGAGAGACGTCGTCCTCAACTTCGACCACGAAGGAAAGCCCGTCGCAAGAACCAAGAACAACACCCTCGACCTTGCCGTCGATGAGAGGGGTCTCAAAATTAAAGCATACCTCGGCGGCACAGAAGAAGGCAGACGCCTCTACGAAGAAGTAAAAGGAGGCTACCTTGACAAAATGAGTTTCGCGTTTACGGTGTCGGAGGACACTTACAGCGACAACTATACGATGCGTACCATTGACAAAGTGAAGCGGGTTTATGATGTCGCTATCGTGACCTTCCCCGCTTACGCCGCGACAGAGGTATCGGCTCGGAACACCTTTAATGCGGAGGCAGAAAAGGCGAAAATCGCGGAGGCGAGACGCGAGCAGATAGAACGCATCAAAAAATTAACCGAAAGGAACACGGACAATGGAAATGCGTGAAATGGAAACGAGCGCACTTGAGGAACGCGCCGCCGCCATCTCGGCAGAGACCGAGATAGAGGGAGCCGACCTCGACGCACTCGAAGCCGAAGCCCGCGCCATCAAGGAAGAACTTGAGGCAAGAAAAGAAGCCGCGGCAAAAGAAGCCGAGGCAAGAAAAGCAGTCGCCGAGAACGTCGGCGAAATCAAAATCATCGAAGAAAAGAAAGAGGAAAGAAAAATGGATATCACCGAACTCCGCAGAAGCGAAGCCTACGTCAACGCTTACGCCAACTACATCAAGACCGAAGACGACAGAGAGTGCCGCGCCCTTCTCTCCGAGAACGCGACCAACGGCACCGTTCCCGTTCCCGAGATAGTTTACGACATAGTCAAGAACGCTTGGGAGAGAGACGGCATCACCCGCCGCGTCAAGAAAGCCTACCTCAAGGGCAACCTTAAGGTCGGCTTCGAGATAAGCGCCGACGCCGCGACCATCCACACCGAAGGCGGCTCCGCCATCTCGCCCGAGAACCTCGTCCTCGGCATCGTCGAGATACAGCCCAAGAGCATCAAAAAGGTCGTTCAGGTTTCCGACGAGGCTCTTGACCTCGCGGGCGAAGCCTTCCTCCGCTATCTCTACGACGAACTCACCTATCAGATAGCCAAGAAAGCCGCCGACCAGCTCCTCGCTGACATAGCGGCTCTCACCACCACCGCCACCACCACCTCCGTCAACGTCGGCGAAATCGTCGCCTCGGCTGTTTCCGTTGACCTCACCGCGAAGGCTCTCGCCGAGCTTTCCGATCAGGCGGCAAACCCCGTCCTTGTCATGAACCGCGCCACTTGGGGCGCCTTCAAAGCTGCGCAGGCTGCCAACAGCTTCAACTACGACCCCTTTGAAGGTCTCCCCGTCGAGTTCAATAACTCGCTTCCGTCCTTCGCCACCGCCTCCTCGGGCGACACCTTCGTCATAGTCGGCGACTTCGAAGAAGGCGCGATAATGAACTTCCCGAACGGAAACGAAATCGACATCGTCATCGACCGTCTCTCGCTCAAGAAGCAGGATCTCGTCGAGATATTCGGACGCGAGTTCGTCGGCATCGGCGTCATCGGTCCCAAGGCTTTCTGCAAGATAGTCAAGACCGCCTGATTATAAGCAACAAAAGGAGCGAAAAAAATGAAGACACTTATTGCCGTTCCCTGTATGGATATGGTAGCGGCTCCCTTCGCTCAAAGCCTCGCCACCCTCAAGAAAGAGGGCGAGTGCCTTATGAGTTTTATGGTGGGGTCGCTCGTCTATGAAAGCCGAAACAAGATAGCCGCACAGGCTCTCGTCGCCAAGACGGATTACGTCTTATGGCTCGACAGCGACATGACTTTCCCGCAAGACCTCATCCCTCGGATGATAAAGCACATGGAAGACGGGAAGGAAATCGTCACGGGCTTATACTTCCGCCGCCGTTCTCCTTTCACTCCCGTCCTATTCAAGAAGCTCGGAAAGGAAAGCGAGGACTACCCCGACTACCCGAGAGACTCGGTCTTTGAGGTCGAGGGATGCGGGTTTGGGTGTGTAATGCTCAAGACGGCGGTTCTCGAGGACGTTATGCTTAACAAGCATAATTGGTTCGAACCTATCGAGAAGTTCGGCGAAGATCTCTCGTTCTGCATCCGCGCCCGCGAACTCGGTCATAAGATATATTGCGACTCGAGCATAAAATGCGGACACGTCGGGCAGTTAATAGTAAATGAGGACGTCTATCAGGCAAACATCAAGGAATAAGTGCAAGCCTTTATCTCCCCTTTGGGGTTATAGATAGAGGACGGGGGAGGGGAGTACGCTCCTCTCCCCTCCTTCCGTTATTCACAGGAGGAGAGAACAATGCCCGCACAGACACTAAAAGAAAAAGTAAAGCTCGCGCTTCGCATCACGACCACCGCCTTCGATTCCGAAGTAGAAGACCTCATACAAGCGGCACTTCTTGACCTCGGCATCGCGGGAGTTTACGACACGACGAACAACGCGCCGTTTTCGGACACGACCACCGATTCCCTCGTCATCCGTGCCGTCGTCACCTATTGCAAAATACACTTCGGAGAGCCTGACGAGTTCGACCGCCTCAAGAAGTCATACGACGAACAAAAGGCGCAACTCCAAACGGCAACGGGGTACACGATATGGATAAGTCAAACACCGTAAAACTGATTGCAAAGACCTACACCGCCGACAACCTCGGACAGATGATACCGACCGAAAAGACGACGGAGGTCTTTTGCAACGTCCGAAGCGTGACCCGAGACGAGTTTTATGCCGCAAATAAACAAGGCATCCGACCCGAATGGCGAGTGACAATGTTCGCGCCCGACTACAACGGCGAGGAGACCGTAGAGTTTAACGGCTCCCGATATGTCGTTTACAGGACTTACCTCGGAGCCAACGAACAACTCGAACTCTATCTCGCATCGAGGGTGGGAGCATGAATACCGTCTCCGTCGATAATATGGACGACGAAATCGCCGACATCTTGAAATCATACTCGGAAGACTACACCGACGCCGTCAATAAAACGGTAAAAGACGTCGCCGCCGAAGGTCGTAAGATGGCAAAGGAAAAAGCCCGCGCTTATAAATGGAAAGAGTACGGCGAAAACTTTGCCGTAATAATCACCAAGTCAAAGCACGGAAGCGAAGCGCACGTGCAAGAGAAAAAAAGGTATCAACTCACACATCTCCTCGAACACGGACATCTTAAACGCGGCGGCGGGAAGACAAGAGCTTTCCCGCATATCGCCCCCGTGCAAGAGGAGTGCAACAAAATGCTCGAGGAGGGAATAGCAAAGATATGACATTAACCGACTTTGCCGACATAATGGACGAAATCAAGACGGACGCGCATCTCAACGGGGTCGTATATGACTTTTACCCCGAAGGAGCCGCTCCCGCGCTTCCTTTTGCCGCATGGCGTTCACCCTCCAACGACCCATTCGGCGCAGACGACGTGACCTACTACGCCGCCAACGACGTCGAAATCGAGATGCTTACCGAGCATCGCGACACTACAAAAGAAGCGGCTATCGAAGCCGACCTCACCAAACACGGCATTTTTTATCAAAAGACGGTCACCTACCTTGATGATGAAAAATGCTACCAAACTCTTTATGAAATGGAGATATGAAAAATGCCCTCTAAAGTACAGTTCGGCATCAAAAATCTGCATTATGCCGTAATGCAGAGCGACGGCACCTATGCCGCGCCCGTCGCAGTAAACGGCACCGTCAGCATAAACCTCACCCCCGTCGGCGAGATGACTCCCTTCTATGCCGACAACATCCTCTACTATCAGTCGATAGGAAATCAGGGCTATTCGGGCGAGATAGAGATAGCCCGCGTACCCGACGCTATGTACTCCGACATTTTCGGCGTCACCACCGACGGAGCTGGCATACAGATAGAAGACGCCACCGTCGAACCGAAACCCGTCGCCCTTCTCTTTGAGATAGACGGCGACGCCGCCGAGAGATGCTATTGCCTTTACAACGTCACCCTTGGCAGACCTCCCGTCAACTCCTCAACTATCACCGACAGCAAAACCCCGCAGACTGTCAGCATAAGCCTCACCGCTGCGCCTCTTGCTTCGGGCATAGTTCTCGCAAAGACGGGCGACAACACCTACGACAGCGTCAAGACCCTTTGGTACACCCTTGTCTATGAGAACGGCAATATCATCGGCTACAAAGGCACCCTCGTCGGCGGTGGCTCCTTCAGCGGCACCTCCACGCTCCAAAGTGGAGATACCGTCTACTATAAGGTCAACGATACCCTTCCCGACATTGGAACAGCCTACTCTGGTCTCGTCGGATGGACTTCGACCACCGTATTTACGTCGGGCGGCATCATGGGTTCTGGTTCGGCGGGCGACACCCTCGGACTTATAACCGTTGACAGCGACGGCGACGTCAACGCCATCGGCGAAGCCATCCTGTAAAGACAACCAAAAGGAGCGAGCAATATGATAAAGACTATCACCGTATCAGGTAAAGAGATAAGGATGAGGGCAGATGCCCTCATCCCGCGTCTCTATCGTATCAAGTTTGGGCGGGACGTCGTTCAAGATATGCAAAAACTCGCGAAGGCGAGAGAAAACAAGGAATATACCATCCCCGACCTCACCGTCTTTGAAGACATCGCCTATATAATGGCAAAACACGCCGACCCCGAACTCCCTGACACCCCTGACGAGTGGCTTGAAACTATTGACGGGGCTTTTTCGATTTATGAGGCACTTCCTCAAATACAAGAACTATGGCAAGCAAATAATAAAACGACGTCAGTCCCCCGAAAAAAATAAGAGCGACAGTCCGTGAGCCGAGTGGCGCGGTCTTTATGTTAAGATGCGCGGAACTTGGACTGTCGGATGCGGCTCTTGGTGAAATGACGATGGGTATGGTAACCGATATGCTTATTGAAAAAGCAAACGACGCCGAAGAATACCCGTTCGCCGCGACACAGGAGGACATTGACGAGTTTTTTGGAAGGTGAGCAAATGGCAAACCGAATAAAAGGCTTAACGATTGAAATCGGCGGCGATACCACCAAACTCGACAAAGCGTTAAGCGGCACAAACAAAGAAATAAAGCAGACGCAGTCGGAACTTAAGGACGTCGAGCGGCTTTTGAAACTCGACCCGAAGAACACCGAACTTCTCGCGCAGAAACAAAAGCTCTTATCGCAGGGCGTCGAGCAGACCAAAACAAAGCTCGAAGAACTCAAAAGAGCAGAACAGCAACTCAAGGCGGCGGGCGTCGATGAGAACTCGTCGCAGTTTATGGCTTTACGCCGTGAAATCATCGACACCGAACAGCAGATGAAGGGCTTTTCGGGCGAGACCAAAACGGCGGCAAAAAACGTCAAGGAAGTCGGAGATCAAACAAAAGCCGTTGAGAAACTCAAAGACGCGGCACAGGTCGCGGCAAAAGCGTTCGCGGCTATGGCGGCGGCGGCGGGCGGTATCGTCATCGGAACTGTTAAAGGTCTTGCAGACGCCACCAAAAGCGCGGCAGAGTACGCCGACGCACTTATTACACAGTCGATGCAAACGGGCATAACGACTGACAAATTGCAAGAATACGCCTACGCCGCGGAACTCGTTGACGTCTCGGTCGATACTTTAACGGGCGCGATAGCGAGAAATATTCGCTCGATGAAATCGGCAAAGGAAGGGTCAAAGTCCTACGCCGACGCCTATAAGAAACTCGGCGTAAGTATAATGGGGACGGACGGCAAACTCCGCAACAGCGAAGAAGTCTTTTGGGACATTATCGAAGCTCTCGGAAGAATGGATAACGAAACCGAGCGCGACAGTTTGGCTATGACGCTTCTCGGCAAATCGGCGCAAGACCTCAACCCGCTGATAAAAACGGGCAAAGACCGAATGAACGAACTCGCCACCGAAGCGCACAAACTCGGCGTCGTCATGAATACCGAGACCTTGACGGCTTTTGCGGCATACGACGATAACCTCCAAAAGCTCTCGAGCATCGGCACGGCAATTAAAAACTCTTTCGGATCAGTTTTATTGCCCGTTTTGACGAGTATATCTACAAAAGGTGCAAACCTCCTCGGCGAACTTTCCGAGAAGATACAAAACGCGGACGGCGACATAGAAAAAATAGCCGCGGCGTTCAAAGAGGTCATACCGAAGGCGGTCGAAGCGTTCAAGGGCGATATACAGACCGTCGTGAAAGTCGTGACCGACATCGTGCAAGCTGTAGCCGACGTCGTCACCGAACCGAGCGTCCTCAACGGCATTATCGAAACGGTAAACACCTTTTTACAGGCTATCGTCGAAAGCGTCAGCAAGATACTCCCCGCTTTTGTATCAATAATCAAGGCGGTATTAGAGCAACTCCCGCAATTTATAGAGCAGATATTACCGCCGCTTCTCGACTTGGCGACCGACCTCATAAACGACGTTTTTCTTGACCCCGAGTTTTTGGCGGCGTTTGCATCGGCGGTTGTCAAGAGCATTGAAAAAGTCGGGCAAGTGTTATGGGAGAAATACGGCACCGACCTCTTGCTTGCGCTTTTCTTCCCTGCGGGGTTAGGTCTTAAAGGTCTAAAATCAAACTATAACGATATGCTCGCGTGGTTTGAAGGCGACAAAGGCACTACCACCTATGGAGGCGCGGGACGCGGAGAGGGCGGCGGCAGAGATATAACCAACCCGACGAAGCTCACACCCGACACGCCGACATTCAATATCAACTTCAACGGAGACCTCGCGGGAATAGGACGCGTCCTTGCACCGTCTATCTCTTACGAACAGCACCGCGTGGGCGGTGGAGGGTTGGTGGTGGCGAAATGATGACAAAACAGATAAAACTTGACGGCGTAAACTACGATGTCCGCATCGTATATGACACCATCCTTCGCAACTTCGCCATAATGACGGGCATCAACGAAGGTGTCGCGCTTTCAGGGCGCAGAATTGCCGACATTATCGGTACGAAATACACCTTTTCAATGCAAGTCGAACCGAACCCGCAAAACCCCACCGATTATGACAACTTCTATGAAGCCATATCGGCTCCTGTTTCGTCGCACACCGTCAAGCTCCCCTACGGGCAGACGGAAATAATCTTCGAAGCGTATATCACCACGGGCGGCGACGCTTACCACGGCAAGATGCAATATGAGAGATGGCGCGGGCTTACCGTTTACTTCGAAGCGGTCGCGCCCCAAAGGAGCGCATGATGTATGACAAGCATTTTATGGCATATTGCGCCGTATGTACCCATCGTAGCATCTTCGCCCGATGCAACGGCTTACTCGTCGCTTGAGCTTAACGGGCGCGGTCAAAAGGACTTCGAACTCGAGCAGAATTATATCATCCTTGACGGCACCTTCAAACCCTCGACCGAGGACGTGAATTGGTGGACGACGCAAATCGGCACTAATCAATGGGTCAACCCGAATATGAACCCGTCGCCGTATATCAACATAATGTTTTCATCCCCGCAGACGAGCGGCTTTACGCTGCTTTTTGATACAATGACAGGCGACTATATTCGCGGCTTTTATTGCGACTTCATCTACAACGGCACCGTCGTCGAGACAGAATACTTTCAACCCAACAACGCGATTTATTATTGCGACTACTCGGGGGCGGCGTATAACGAAATTGAAATAATCGTCCTGAGTACGCTCCCCCTTCGCCGCGCCAAGATAGACGGCATCGTTTTCGGCGAAGTCAAGAGTTTCACGGGCGACGAAATCAAAGACGCGACCGTAGTGAAAGACTTTAATCTCAATATGGAGACGCTACCATACGGCACCGCGACCTTTACCGTCATGTCGGACAACGATATATCGGCGTGGTTCGCCTCGCGGCAAAGAATAGACCTTTGGCACAATACCGACCTTATCGGCATCTTCTATTTGCAAGACGCAAAACGCATCGCAGAAAAGATATGGACGATAACGGCGGTTGATGGCTTCGGCGTTCTCGAAAGTATGTTTTATGAAGGACGCGACTGTCTGTCAGGCGTCAGCGCGAAAACGCTCGCCGCGGACATAATCAACGGATCTTCGCTTACTTTGGACGCCTCGGCGGTCTCCGACTTTACGGCGCACGGACTTCTTATGGCGCAAACTTGCCGCGGAGCTTTTCAACAGCTCCTTTTCAGGTGGGGCATATGCGCCCGTATGGAAGGCGACACGCTTGTCCTGATGGATGAGCCGACCGCGTCGCAAAAAACGCTCACCGCCGACGAAGTATATAACGACGCCAAAATACAGACGGACGCGGAACACTCGTCATTTACTTACACCGTGAGAGACTATACGCAAGACGCAAACGGTTATATCGAGTGCGCGGGAAACAAGTATACGCTAACGGAAAACTTTATCAATTACTCTTACGGCATCGGCGGCGCGGACAACGTGGCTACTTTTAACGGCGCGACTTTAGTCCCGTACAGCGAACACCTTGGCATCCGCGGGCGTATGATGGCATATTATCAACGCCGAAATCATTGGATTGGGCGTTTCGTATGGAACGGCGAAAACCTGTGCGATCGCCTGACCTTTCCGACTTCTTGGGCGACGCTCACGGGAACGATAAATAAAATTACACTAAAAATCAGCGGTATCGTCGCCGCCGAAGTGGAGGCGTTAGAGTGATTATTCACGGTACGAACTCTTTAACTTGGGAAAACGGCTTCGGGGGAATTGTCCCGTCGATAATCTTTGAGGGACGCGAACTCGAACAGCAAGCGGGAGCTTCTCGTGCTACTCCCTTATACCCGCCTTCCGCTTCGGGCAAATACACCCTTAACGGCTGCACCGTCAACCTCGAAAACATATCCGACTTTTTCAAAATCACCGACGAAAGCGTTATCGACACTTACGACAGTCAGTCAGGCGAATTGAAAAAGAACGTCGGCGTCAAGGTTTTCGATGGCACCGAGAGCTTTGGCATCAACACCGTGACGCATTATTTTTATTACGGCGCTTCCGACATGAAATCGGGAAACAAAATGGCGGGTGCTTGCTCTCACGGTGTTCTTTCAACAAACCCAAACGTCGAAGGTATACAATTCGGCATAAATAATCAACGAATAGTTTTTTGGCAATGGCAAAACGCATACGCCACGGTCGCAGACTTGCAGACCTATCTTGCGGGCGAATACGCCAACGGAACGCCCGTGACTGTTTACTACCCGCTTGACGCGGAAGCTACCTCGACCATTACCGCGCAAGCATTAACGGCGTCAAGGGGCTATAATCACCTTTATTTGACGTCAGGCACCGCGGCAGACGTCACCGCCGACGTGAAAACGCTCGATGACCTCGGTCTTATCACCGACCGCACTTTTGAAGATGTCGAACACGTCAAGAGACTTTTGCAAAGAATAAGAAGCGGCAACGTCATCACGGCAGACCTCCAAGAACTCGCAACAGACTTAAAAGGCGCACTCAATGCTTCCGATCTCAACCGCATCTGTACTGCGCTGAATTGGCTTGGCGACGAGTGGGGTACGGCGGTCTCATCTGTCGCCAACTTCAACACGGGCGACCGCGTGACGCCGACACAAATAAACAACATATTGTCAGATTTGGCGGCTCTCCGAACCCGAACGACCGACACGTCGCTACCTTTGCCTCCCGCAAAAGCGAATAACTATCAGGAATACAACAGCATAGAGACGCTTATAGCGCAAATACACACCGCCGAAACCGAGTGGGACAAGATACAAAAACTCGTCCGTGCAGGGAAGGCAAGAAACTATTACAACATCGGCGACGAGTTCACAACGGTCAAGAAAATCGGGACGGATGATACAATCATCACTTGGCGCATCGTCGGCTTCGACCATCACACGCCTGCCGACCCGCTACTTACTCATAGCATAACGCTTGAAAGCAAATATGTGTATAGCAAGGCAAATGGCACTTATGCGAGCCTTGTTTTCTCTGCGCCGCAAGCTCTTTATTATTGCGCCGCAGAACTCCCCGCAGGGACTTACAACTTTACTTGGAACTATGCAGTGGGACAAATGGTGGTCGGCACATATCAGTTTACTTTATCCGAAAATGTCCCCGCGGGGGGGCAAATTGTTCTCGGTACAAGTTCAAATGCAACAGCTATAACCTCCTGCAAAATAAGAACCTACGCGACCGCGGGAGGAACAACCGCTATTGAAAGCAATATCACGGTATCGGCGGGAAGTTCGGGAACAAGCCTCGGTACGATAAACATGACAAGTTCTACGGACGAAAACCTAAATTGCGCCCTGAGAATAATGTGGGGCAATAATAATTACGCGCAGAGCGGCGCAAGACAATGGCTTAACAGCGCGGCAAATCTGGGAAGCGTTTGGAAAGCACAAACGAAGTTTGATAGACCGCCGTCTTGGGCGACTTCTTCCGACAATGCCTATGTGGGCTTTTTCAATGGTCTTGACCCCAACTTTGCGGCGGTTATTTCACCCGCAATCATACCTTGCAGAACCAACTCCGTTTATGAAATAGATAGCATTGATGGCGCGTCGTTTGTCAAAAACCAAGTATATAGTATTGCCGACAAGGTTTTTCTGCTATCGCGTCCCGAAATATATGGAACGTGGGACAGTACGAGTTATAAAGATGGCACCTTACTTGAGTTTTATGACGGCACAACTCAAGCGGAAAAAATTAAACAAGATTTAAGCGGCTCGGCGCGTATCTCGTGGCTCCGTTCCCCTTACCCGTCGAGCGCGTACGGCGAGCGCTATGTGAACACCGACGGCAGCTTTTACTACTACTACGCGGTTGGCGCTTACGCCGTCGCCCCCGCTTGTATAATCGCATAGGAGGTCACACAATGGAAATAGAAGCCGAAATCGCGGCGCACCGCGAACAAATAAAAACTCTTTTCCGCCGTGTTGATAATATCGAAAGCGAACAAAAGACCACTCGCGAACTCGCACGGAACGTCGACCGCCTCGCCGTCGCTATGGAAGCTATGGCTAAAGAGCAGGCGAAGCAGGGAGAACGGCTCGAAACGCTGGAGCAGAAACCCGTCGCCGCTATGGATTTTGTGAAGCGGCAGATAGTGTCCGTCGCTATCTCGGTTATAATCGGCGGGGCGCTGGGCGCTTTGCTGGCTCTCATACTAAAATAAGGAGGTTAAAAAATGGAATATCCTATATACCCTGAAAGCTCAGTTGCAATTACGACCTATTTCAAAGACCCTGACTACTACAAGCAATTCCACCAGCACCATTACGGCATTGACCTCGCGTATCAAAAAAAATATTACAGCGGCATAAAGTATATTTACGCTATCGCTGACGGCGAGGTCACGGAATGCGTCAACCCGTCCGACGACAAAACGCTGAAATGGCTGAACGTGCGGTCGGTCATCAACGGTCAGCACGTTATACACCGCTATTTCCATTTCAGCAAAATCTCGGTCGGCAAGGGCGCGAAAGTCCTCAAGGGCGATATACTCGGCATTGAGGGCAAAACGGGCGTATCGACGGGAAGTCACCTCGAGCTTCAATATTGGATTGTGCCGAAGGACTACACCTACAAAGCGGGAGATACGGCAAAGTACGCCGTCAACCCGTGCGACTACATTTATCTCGGCGACGGTCAAACCGTCGTATATGATCCGCAAAAGGAGGTAAAACCTATGCCCGACTATCATGAGATACCGCTTCCCGAAGGTTCGACTTTTCATTGTCTCAAAGATAACGCCCTATATTATCGCATTACGCCCGAAATAAAGAGCGGCAACAAATGCGGCTTGCTTCCCGCGGGGACGTATAAAGCCATCGCAACGGTCGATAACGAAGACTACACTTGGTGTAAGTTTTACATACCGACCTCCACGATAGAGCGGTACGCCGTGGTCTATAAAGACCTCTCCTACATCTCGGAGCCGCTCGATTACAAAGCCCTTTACGAAGAAGAAGTCAAAAAGAACGCCGCTCTTGAAAAAGAGCTTGAAACCGCCCGCGCTGAAAGCGTCGCCCTTGCGGCAGACCTCAAAGCAGAAACGGCAAAGCTCGACGAGATAAGCGGTGCTATCAAAACGCTACAAAAATACGGAGGTTAAGTTATGAACGATTGGCTCTCGTGGGAACTCATAGGCTCTTTTTCGGGGACGTGCCTTGTCGTCAACCTCATCACGCAGGTTTACAAGTACGTCTTCCCGAAGGCATCGGCGGCGTCAATTCGCATCTTTGCATTGATAATGTCCGAGTGCCTGACCGTGCTTGTCGCGGTCATCGCGAACGGCGCAGGGTGGGAAAATATCATCCTCGCCGTCCTGAACGGTCTTCTTGTTTTTGCATCAACTCAAGGCATCTACCATCTCGCGTCGGATGCCGCCGACAGTATAAAGAAAGTCGGATGAAAGAAAGGGCGGGGCTAATAAGCCCCGCTTTTTTCTTTGCCTTTTTACTGCGAAACCCCGTTTTTACGGTCAAAACCCCAAAACCCGCACCACTACAAGAGGCGCGGCGGTTTTTAACTGTGTAATTTACTGTGTAATTTTTTTAGGGTTTTTTAGGGTTTTTTAGGCGTTTTTAGGGTATTTGCTACGGACAAATAAAAACCCCGAAACCTTTGAAAATAGAGCATTTGAGCCGCTTTTCAATGCTTCGGGGACGATGGGGTAGGAGGTGGGATTCGAAGCCACATCTAACCCGCACCACAAGCCACTTTCAGGGCTTACTGTGTAATTTTTCGTCATTTTTCAATGCCTCGTTTATCTTTTCGGAGACCATTTTCAGCCGCGGGTCGCGGACGTGCGTATAGTCAAACGAGGTCGAAATAGTGCTATGCCCCGCTATCGCGAGGCGGTCTTTTTCGCTTATGTTATTTTCGAATAGGAAGGTGACGTAAGAGTGCCTCAACTGATGCAGACAACACGAAACGCCCGTCGCCTTCCTGAATGCTTCCATATGCCTTTGCACCGTTGACATCTTTAACGGCGACTTGCCGCCGTCAATGGAGAAGACGAACTTATCGGGATTCTTCGGCTTGAGGACTTCCTTCAACTGCTCGGGGAGCGGGACGATACGGATGCCCGCCTTCGTTTTCGGCTCCTTGAAATAGGTGACGTTCCCGACGGCGTATGCCGACTTGGTGACATAGATATAACCGCGGTCGAAGTCAATATCCCGCCATTGAAGGGCGACGGCTTCCCCGCGCCGTAGTCCCGTCATAAGAATAAAATAGGGCAAGAGATATTTTTCACGCGCCGCTTTTATCGCGTTTTCGTCTGCGATAGAGGCGGCGTCTCTTTTATTTTCGGGGAGGTCAGGGTCAACCGAAACCGCCGCGCACGGATTGACGGTGATATAGCCCTTCAGCATCGCGAACTTGAAAACGAGATTATAGACGAGCAGTTGCGCCCTGACCGTCTTCTTGGCATATCCTCTCTCGCCCATCAGCGTCAGCTCGTCATCTACATCCTCGGGCGTGATGGTTTTTACATAGGCGGCGTTAAAAGACTCACGGACACGCTTCAGGGCGGCGTCATAGCCGTATTGCGTCGTCGGCGACAGTTTTTTATACGCCTTCGCCTTCCACGCCTCGGCGACCTCTCTGAAGGTCAAACCCTTCGCTTCTTTGACTTTGTATTCTTTAATCTTGCGGTTTATCTCCGCGTCGGAACGCCCGTGGAACACGACGCGGCGACCGTTGATGCGGCGGCTTACTTCATGCAGACCATCAGGTCGGACGTAATAACTCATATTGCCCCCAACAGTCCGATGACCTTGCCGTAAACGTGGCACTCCTCAAGGTCAACGCCTTCAATGTGCTTTGTTTGATATTCAGGATTGAGCGGCACAAGATCAAGCCAATCTTCGTGCGGTCGGTACAATACCTTTTTGACGGTGCCTTCGTCGCCGTTGACAACGATAAGCGCAATATCACCGCTATCGACGCTCTCCTGAATATGCACGATTATTTTATCACCGTCGAGGATGCGCGGGTACATTGAATTACCGCGCACGGTATAGAGGCGGCACTCGGCGGGGTTATAGCCGCGGAGCATCGAAACAGGAACCGTCTCACTCTCGGTGAAATACGCCTCGTTCATCAGTCCGTCATATCCCGCCTTGACCGAGGCGACCACGCGAAGCGAAACCACGTCGCCAACGGGAGACAAGGCGAGCGGCTCGTCCTCGTAAAAATAGGAGACGGGGACGCCGAAATAGTCGGCGATAGGCTTAACTGTTGACGGACGCGGAGCGGCTCCCTTTTTCCATCCTCTTATGGTCGCCTCCGTCACTCCGTCAATAACGCGGGTCAAGCCCGTAATCGTAAAGCCCTTTTCGGCACATAGGTCAGCAAACCTTTGATAATTAAAATCTTTCATAAAACCTCCATTGTGATTTTACACAAAAACACGCGGTTCTTTTTATGCAAAACGGAGAAACACGCAAAACCGCGTAAAAATACTTGCAAAACACGCAAAACCGCGTTATAATATAACCGTCAACAAAAAACAGTAAAAAACAATACGGAAAGCGACGGGAAAATATAATAACATATTGTTTTTTTATTGTCAACTATTTTTTTCGGAGGGCTACTTATGGGAATGTGGCAAGTCAAAAACGGGGACGGCAAGATAATATGCACGACCACCGTCCCCTACACGCCGAAAGAACTCAAGGAACTCAAAGCGGCGGGATATAAAGTGAAGGAGGTGAAAGAGACTTGGGAAACGAATACAACGCGCCGAAAATGACCCGCTTTTACACGGTCAAGGAGGTCGCCGACGTCTTTAGGGTCACGCCGAACACGGTCTACGGATGGATAAGAGAAGGTAAACTCGAAGCCTATACCATCCTCGGCAGAGTCCGCATCGCCGAGAAGGCGGTCAATAAAATTATGGAGGTCAGGTAATGGAAAAGGCGAATTACAGGGACAACCTCGAAATGCTTAAAGGTATGTTTTCAACGGCGACCGTCTCGATGGAGAAAGCGGCGAACGGTCTCGGCATCTCCCGCTACGTCTTGGAACAGGACGAGACTTTCCCAAAACAGAAAATCGGCGGCAGATGGTATGTATCCGTCGCCAACCTTGCGAGGTGGTTGTCAATATGAGGACGTGCCGCAAATGCGGAGCCAACCTCGACCCCGAGGAAATATGCGATTGTGAAAAGGAGCAAAACGATGAAAAAGATAATCAAATGGACGCTGATAGCCATAGTGGCTCTCGGGCTGATATTCTCCTTCTGCGTCGTCAGTAAATGCGACTACGAGGACTACTGTCATGACCACGGCGTTGAAGCAGAAACCGAAACAAACCCGCTGACCGCGCTTTATGGCTTGGCGGTCGCAATCCCCGCGGCGGGCGTCGCCTACATTATCGAAGGAAAGGATAAAAATTGATATGTGTCAACTTAAAAGCGTTTTAATACTTAAAGACAAAGTATTTTGCCCCGACTATGATAGTCACGATGAAATGTTGAGGGAACTCGGTATTAAGGACACCCGCAAGAACGCCGAACGGCTTTTCGTAAGGGCAGAAATAACGCCCGACAATTTGGACTTGCGTTTACCCGTTGCCGCATGGAAATACAAGGTAGACCAAGACATTATCCCCGAATGGTATGTTGCCGAAGTGGATGAGGCAAGGGCGAGAAAAGCCGTTGAAGAATGGGCAAAAGTCCATGTTTTGACAGAAGGACATCACGACTATGGGGCAGGGTGCTACTACCTCTACGACTCGGCAAGTGCGACACTCTGCGGCTCGGCAAGTGCGACACTCTGCGGCTCGGCAAGTGCGAAACTCTACGGCTCGGCAAGTGCGAAACTCTACGACTCGGCAAGTGCGAAACTCTACGGCTCGGCAAGTGCGACACTCTGCGGCTCGGCAAGTGCGAAACTCTACGACTCGGCAAGTGCGACACTCTACGACTCGGCAAGTGCGAAACTCTACGGCTCGGCAAGTGGTATTATCCCCACTTATTCGAGCAATAACGGCAAAAATATTGTTCTTAATGACGCCGCCGTACTTGTTAATCACCGCGACGGAATAATAAAAGCGTGGGGGAAGGAGATAAAGAGATGACTGACAAGGAGCAGGTTAAAACCATAAAGGCGGTATATGCTGGCTACGACAAGACGCTGAACAGCAAAATTAAGAAGCCCGAAAAATACGCGATAATGCTTATCCCCGAGGCGCAAAAGCTAATCGCCGCACCTGACGCGCAGAAACGCCCCGAAAAGCGTTCGGCAAGTCGGGCAAGTAAAATTACTATCCGCATCTCAAAAACGCACCGTGCGGCGTTGCAACGGCTCTGTCGAGCGAATAAGACCACGATGCAGAACTTCCTACTCGATTTTATCGTCGAAAGCATAGAAAAAGCCGCCTCCGAAAAGCACTCGGCGACGGCAAGGGAAAAAGAACCGAATACATAATAGCAAAAAAGGAGCGAATTGTCAAGTGGCATCATACGATGAGAAGATTTTATCTGCAAAAATGACGCAGAACGGCGTCATTGAAGCCCTTAAAAAAGCGGCGAACGGCGACATGACGACAGACAGCGCGAAGGAGTGGTTCCGCGAACTGTCCGAGATATATCTTGCCGCGGCAAAAGATATTGATGAATACACACAAAAAAAAGAAGAAGCGGCGAAAGCCGAGGAGGTAAAAAATGAACTATTTTGAAGCGTTAGAAGCCATCAACTTAAGCGACAAGGTCGAGGAGAAAAACGGACTCAATTATATCTCTTGGGCGTCGGCTTGGTCGGAGTTAAAAAAGAAATACCCCAAGTCCTACGCCACAACCTACGAGAACGCTCAAGGATGGCACTATCACACAGACGGAAGAACGGCGTGGGTAAAGATGGGCGTGACGGTCGTATTTGACGACGGCTCGACCCTCGAGCATATCGACACCCTTCCGATTATGGACTTTCGCAACAAGAGCATCCCGCTCGAGCGGATAACCTCCTTTGACGTCAACACGGCGAAGCAGAGGTGCATCGCGAAATGCTGTGCGCTTCACGGCGTCGGCATCGCGGTATATAGGGGTGAGGACATCAAAGCCCTCGACTATTGCGGATCCGAAAAACCCGCCAAGACCAAGACCGAAAAAAAGGACTTCGGCAAGATGGTCGCCGAAGCGGAAGGATGGACTTATAGCGACCGCCCGACGAAAGAGCAGATGGACGAACTCGCGGCTCTCGGAGTCAACGACCTCAAAGGCGTCGCAAAGTGGCTGAAGAAAGACGAGGACGAACTGACCGCCGAGGACGTGCAGAAAGCCATTGAAAAGAAAAAGGAGGAACTCGGATGAAGTTCGTGGTAATGGCAAACTACGCCATAAACCGTCTTTTGAACTTTCGCGGCACCTACAATACCAAATGCTTTTCGGAGGAAGAACTCATAAGCATTTGCAAAGACCTGAAAAAAGCCGACATTGACGCCATCACCGAAGACACCGCCGAAAATGAGTGCAACGAGTATTATATAGTCGACGACAAGGAACTCAAAGACGCCTCGCTTTCCCAAGTGATATGGCACAAGGAGAAGATAGCATGACGGGACGCATCAACAGCTTACTTGCCGACGAAGCGCACAACCTCATCGTCTCGGTTATCATAGACAAGCTCGATCGCGCCGAACTTCGCAAAACGGTCGCAAAACTAAAGGACGTCGATATTGACTTTGAAATCAAAAAGCACGTCGAGAAGCGGACGCTTTCCGCAAACGCTTATATGTGGGTGCTTATCGGGAAGATAGCCGAAAAGTTAAACCTACCGAAAGACGAGGTCTATCGCAAGTACATATACGACGTCGGCGTCTTCAAGGTCATCGAGATAAACAACGCCGCCGCGGACACTTTCGTCCACGCTTGGAATATGCACGGCAAGGGATGGGTCTGCGAAAAGGTCGAGATCGGGAGCGTATGGACGCTTATACACGCCTACTACGGCTCCTCGGTCTATAACAAGAAGCAGATGGCGCGGCTTATTGATGCCGTCGTTCAAGACGCCGTCAACCTCGACATAGAGGTCAAGACGCCCGACGAAATCGCGGAGATGGTGAGCTTATGGGAAAGCGAACCCAAGCATTAAGCATACCGCCGACTGTAAAGCGGGCGGTATATGAGCGGGACGGCGGGTGCTGTATCTTATGCGGGCGACGGGGCAACCCCGAGGCGCATTACATCCCACGGAGTCAAGGCGGTCTTGGCATCGAAGAAAACATCGTGACGCTCTGCCGCGACTGTCACCGACGCCTTGACGCAACGACGGAGCGTCCGAAGATCTTGGCACTCGTGGCGGCATACTTGGATGAGATATACCCAAATTATCCCGACGAAAAAAGGAGATATAAACATGAACTATAACAAAGTCATACTCGGAGGTCGCATCGCGCAAGACCTCGAACTGAAATCAACCAACAGCGGCAACTCGGTGCTATCTTTCTCCCTCGCGGTCGCGAGGACGCATAAAGACCGCAACGCTACTACTGACTTCTTCGAATGTGTCGCGTGGTCGCAGACGGCGCAGTTTATAAGCAAATACTTCAAAAAGGGTTCGACGATACTTCTTGAGGGCGAACTGATGACGAGAGCGTTTACCGACGGCAAAGGCGTAAAGCGCAAGGTGACGGAAATAACGGTCGAGAGTGTCGAGTTCGTAGACAAGCCGACGGCAGAACTGACCGAACCCGAAGGACAACCCGAAGACCAATTCAAGCCGCTCGACGATGATGAGAAACTACCCTTTTAACGAGGAGTGAGGACAATGGCAAAAGACCCCGCGATGTTATTTTATACGGCAGACTTCCTCGTCGGCGTCGCCTTTATGTCTATGGAGGAGCGCGGGCAATACATCACCCTCTTATGCTATCAGCAACAAAGGGGACACCTTACCCGCGAGGAGATGGAGAAGGCGGTCGGCACCTTAACGCCTGAAGTCCTCGCGAAGTTCGTTCAGGACGATGAGGGCAAATACTATAACCGCCGCGCCGAAAAGGAAATCATAGCAAGACGAGAGCATATTGCAAATAAACTCAAAAACTTTCGCTCGAATACTCCGAGCGAGAACTCCGAGCGAGAACTCCGAGCGGACACTCCGAGCGGACACTCCGCTCGTGAAAATGAAAATGAAATAAATAATATTAAAATAGATAAGGGGGTTAAAGGGGGAAAAGAGGAAAAAAAGACACGCTTCACTCCGCCCTCGGTCGAGGAGGTCGCCGCCTACTGCGCGGAACGGCAAAACGGCATAGACCCGCAGACCTTCGTTGACTTCTACGCTTCGAAGGGGTGGAAGGTCGGCAATCAGCCAATGAAGGATTGGCGGGCGGCGGTGAGGACTTGGGAGCCGAAGCATCCGAAGAAGGAAACGAAGAAGACCGCGCCCGTTATTGACTACTCTTGGGCGTTAATAGGGGGCAAGTGATGAAAGACGTCGAAGTCAACATAAAGCATAGTTACCTATGGAGCGACGATCCTGCAGAAGCCCTGATATGCGCCGTAATCTTTCAGGCGGTATTCGATTATCGAAGGGCGGCACATAAAGGCGCGGAATATTACTTCAGACACGGCGAGAAAAGCGACCGATACGAGTGGGAGATGCTCGACATCAAACGCTTTTTGCGAGAATGGGGCAAACACGAAATCTTGAAACGGTTAGAAGCAGAAAGGA